TAACAAAGTACTTGACTTTTGGGGAAAAGTATGTTATAATAGTTACACGTATAACACATATTAACTCCAAAGTCAAGGAAAAAGTTAATGAATAGAGAACTACAAGATTACTACGAAGAACGATTTTCAATGTGTTCTTCACAAGGCTGGAAACAACTCATAGAAGATGTTCAGCTAATGAAGCCTGAAGTAGAAAGCATCAAAGGTGCTAATACTTTAGAGCAGTTACATTTTAAAAAGGGTGAGTTATCAATTATTAATTGGTTACTTAACCTAGAAAGTGCAAGCAGAGAAGTCTACGACCAGCTTCAAGGAGAGGCTGATAATGGCTAGACGATTGTTTGACTTTCAATGCAAGGACAAGCACAACACTGAACGATTCGTGGATGAAACGGTAACCGTTGTTGAGTGTAGTGAATGTGGTGACACAGCTAGTAAGGTAATTACAGGTTGTGGCATTTATCTTGAACCCTTTTCAGGGGATCACCCATCGAGTTATGACCGGTGGAATCGTGTTCGTGCTGAGAAGCTGGCTCAAGAGAAGAAGCGTAACTCATAAGTGTGCTCTTGACACCGAGTTATTTTTAAGAATCCTAGAATCGCATAGCGACAGGAGATACAAATGGCTGAACTAATCGAACTGCAAGACGAAGAATCATTTAACCAAGACGACACAACTAGTGTCAATGAGACTCCTCAAGAGGATAACTCTCAAGACCTACAAGAAGAGGTTGTAATACCAAGTAAGTATCAAGGCAAATCCCTAGAGGAAATTGTTAAGATGCATCAAGAAGCTGAAAAGCTCATTGGTAGACAAGCCCAAGAAGTTGGTGAAGTTAGGAAGTTAGCTGATGAATTGATTAAGCAACAACTCGAAGCAAGGGTAAAACCTAAAGATACAGAACAGCCTGTGGCTCAAGAGATTGATTTTTTTGACGATCCAAAACAAGCAGTGAATCAGGCAGTGGAGAACAACCCAGTTCTCAAACAGATGCAAGAGCAACTAGCTCGCCAAAAGCAACTAGAAGCACTAGCAGTGATTGAGAAGAAACACCCTGATTTTGTTGACGTAGCAAAGAGCAATGAGTTCAATGAATGGATTCAAGGTTCAAAGGTACGTAAGCAATTGTATGATGCAGCTAATAACTATGATGCTGACGCAGCTTTAGAATTGTTAGACACTTATAAATCCTTACGAGGAATTAAAGAGCAGACTATCCAGTCAGCTGATGAAGGTGTTAAACAAGTTGGAGAGCAGCAACGCAAACAAGCTATTAAAGCAGCTGGTGTACAAACTGGCGGTACTGGAGAATCATCAAAGCCAACTTACAGATATGCAGATATTATGAAGCTAATGATGTATGACCGTGAACAGTACAATGCAAGAGCCGATGAGTTCTTACAAGCGTACCAAGAAGGTCGCATCAAAGGTAGACCAAATTAATTAACTAGGAGATTTAAAAATGGCATTAGGATCAGGACATCAAACAGTAACAACTGCAGCTAAGTTCGTACCAGAAGTCTGGAGCGACGAAGTTGTAGCAACATACAAGAAACAACTAGTAGCAGCAAACCTTATCAAAAAGATGAGCTTCAAGGGTAAGAAAGGTGACGCAGTTCACATTCCTAAACCGGGTCGTGGCTCAGCTAACGCTAAGGCAGCTAACACACAAGTTGTATTAAACACAGACACAGCAACTGAAGTTATCGTTAACATCGATCAACATTGGGAATTCTCAATCATGATCGAAGATATCGTAGCTGCTCAAGCTTTGGCTTCTATGCGTCAGTTCTACACAGACGACGCTGGTTACGCTTTGGCTCGTAAAGTTGACTCATTGATCCTTGAATTGGGTCGTGGTGTTAACGGCGGTGACGGTACAGCTGCTTACACTGGTGCTTACTCAGGTGCTGACGGTACTACTGCTTACACAGGTACTGCAGGTGCTTTGACTGACGCTGCTATCCGTCGCTCTATCCAGCGTTTGGATGACAGCGATGTACCAATGGACGGTCGTTTCTTAATCGTTCCACCATCAACACGTAACACATTGATGGGTATTCAGCGTTTCACTGAGCAAGCTTTCGTAGGTGAAGCTGGTTCAAGCAACACAATCCGTTCAGGTGAAGTTGGTAACGTTTACGGTGTACCAGTATTCGTTTCTAGCAACGCTGACGCTGCAACTGACGGTGATCGTATCTGCTTGTTAGGTCACAAGGACTTCGCAGTTCTAGTTGAGCAAATGGGCGTACGTACTCAAACTCAATACAAACAAGAATATCTTGGTGATTTGTTCACTGCCGATACATTGTTCGGTGTTAAAGAGTTGCGTGACGGTTCTGCAGTAGCTTTGGCTGTTCCAGCTTAAGTTGTTGTAGTCTGATTGATCCCTCTTCGGAGGGGTCTTTCTTAAGGGCTCTGCGGAGTCTTTAACAAAGACAAGGAGTTTCAAATGGCGAAGTTCAAAGATAATGCTACTGGGAATGTATTTGAGTTTGTATCCCAACATGACATCGACACAATGCGTAAGCATCCTGAATATACAGAAGTTAAAGAACAAGAAGTAAAAACATCTAAGAAAACAAAGCAACCAGAGGAAGTTTAAATGGCTATATATCGTGGAGCAGGTGGTGCTGGTGATGCTGTTAATGATTCTTCTTCAGAAGCAGTTATAACAGTCACAGCTAGAGATGAGGCAATTGCTGCTAAAAACGCTGCTCTTGCTGCTCAAGCTGCTGCAGAGTTAGCTGAAACCAATGCTGAACTTGCAGAGACTAACGCAGAAACAGCAGAGACTAACGCTGAACTTGCTGAGACTAATGCAGAAGCGGCATCCGCTATTGCAATTGCATCTAAAGATGTTGCTATTACTCAAGCTTTCAACGCTGCTAGTTCAGCTTCAGCTGCTAGTACTTCTGCTTCTAATGCCTCTAGCTCTGCTAGTGCTGCTAATACATCAGCTACTAATGCTGCAACTAGTGAGACCAACGCTTCTAGTTCTGCCTCTGCTGCTGCTACATCAGCTACTAACGCAAGTAATTCTGCTACTGCTTCCGCTTCTTCAGCTTCAACAGCGAGTACACAAGCAAGCAACGCATCATCTTCTGCTTCAGCAGCTGCCACTTCCGCATCTAATGCTGCTACAAGTGCAACAAATGCAAGTAACAGTGCCTCAACTGCTACAACACAAGCAGGTATAGCTACTACTCAAGCTACTAATGCAGCGTCTAGTGCTACTGATGCACAGACTGCAGAGACTAACTCTATTGCTTCTGCTGAATTAGCTCAAGACTGGGCTACTAAAACTTCAGGTACTGTAGCAGGTGGTGAATACTCTGCTAAATACAATGCTCAATTAGCTGCTACATCAGCTTCTAATGCTTCTACTTCAGCATCTAATGCTTCAACAAGTGCAAGCAATGCTGCTACATCAGAAACTAACGCTGCTTCTTCAGCAGCTAGTGCAGCTTCTCTTTATGATTCTTTTGATGACCGTTACTTAGGTGCAAAGACATCAGATCCTACAGTAGATAATGACGGGAATACTTTAGTTACTGGTGCTTTGTATTTTAATACAGGTATTGGTTTAATGAAAGTTTATAACGGATCAACTTGGTTAGCAGCTTTTGCATCCTTGTCTGGTGCGTTAATTGCTTCTAATAACTTATCAGATTTATCGGATACAGCAGCAGCAAGAACAAACATTGGTTTAGGTAACGTCACAAATGAATCTAAAGCAACAATGTTTACAAGTCCTACATTCACAGGTACAGGACATTTTACAAACGGTGTGCAGATTGACGGAGACTTGACTGTTTCAGGCACTACTGTTACTATCAATGCTACAGACTTAGCTATTGAAGATAATATGATTTATCTTAACAATGGTTCTGCAGTTACAAACCCAGACTTAGGTATTGCTGGTAACTACAATGATGGTACATATCGTCATGCTGGTTTCTTTAGAGATGCTACCGATGGTCGTTGGAAGATTTATAAGAACTACACTTTAGAACCAGATGCTTCAGCATTTATCGACACAAGCCATGCTTCTTTTGCTTTAGCTGATATGCAAGCCGAGAACTTCTACGGTGCATTAACAGGTAATGTGACAGGAAACGTAACAGGTGATGTCTCAGGTAATGCAGGTACAGTTACTAACGGTGTTTATTCTAGCGGTTCTTATGCAGATCCGTCTTGGATAACAAGCCTTGCTGAGACTAAAGTACTTCCTGTTCAAACAGGTAACTCAGGTAAATACTTGTCAACAAACGGTACTTCAACTTCTTGGCAATCTATTCCAGCAGGTTATACAGATACAGATGCAAGAGCTGCTATTTCAAGCACTGCTCCTGTGTCTTATTCATCTTCGACTGGTGTTATCAGCATAGCTGCTGCCTCTACATCAGTCAACGGATATTTAACATCGACTGATTGGAATACATTTAATAATAAACAACCTGCAGGTTCTTATGTTACTGTAGGCGGTGCGTTAGGTACTCCTTCTAGCGGTACTCTAACTAACTGTACTGGCTACACCTACGCTAACTTATCAGGCACTGTTCCTACATGGAATCAAAATACTACTGGTAATGCTGCTACTGCTACAACAGCTACTAACGCTACTAATGCCACAACAGCTACTAACGTAAACGCTGTTAACGGCTACGTAAATCATAGTGGTATTGATACATTACCAGCAGTTATTATGAACTCGGACGGTGCGTTTTATGGACACGTTGCTCGAAGAACAACCCAGCAATGGGGTTTTGGTCACGGCGGTGGTGTTGGAGCAGCTACAACATTTGATTTTTATTATGATGTAAGCGGAAATGTAACTGCAATAGGTAACGTAACAGCTTACTCAGATGAACGCTTAAAGACAGATTGGTCTGTAGTCGATTCTGATTTTGTTGAACGACTTTCTCAAGTTAAGTCTGGTACTTATACTCGTATTGATTCAGGTGACAGACAGGCAGGTGCTTCAGCTCAGGATATGCAAAAGCTTCTTCCTGAAGTTGTACAAGATGGTGAACACTTATCGCTTGCATACGGTAACGCTGCTCTAGTAGCTGCTATTGAATTAGCAAAGCAGGTTGTTGAGCTTAAGAAAGAAATTGAATTGTTAAAGGCTAGATAATGCCATTACCATCGTCAGGTACAATAGCAAT